TCTTCAATCGCTCTGGTTTGAATATCGGTCTTACCAGAAATATCTTCTAGTTTACGATTCATAATATTCATACCTTCAATTACATTATCAATAGTATAACGAGTTTGAGCAGCTTGCATAGTTGCTTGATTTAAATCTGTAAACGTAACATTACGAGCAACCCCATTATACCCCATTTTGAAATTACGTAGTTGAAGATTAGCTGCATTAATTCCAGTCATATCAACTACTGGTGTAATTGTTGGAGTAAGTTCTAAGTTATCGTACGCATAGTCATTTACAGCAGTAACCGCTGATTGAACTTGTCCAATAGCGTTTTCTATTTCTTTGTTATTTTCGAATCCTTCAGATAATCCGCTAACCCATTCTTTAGCTACAGCTAAACCAGAAGTTTTAACTGCAGTCCATCCTTTACCTGAGAACGGTCCTTCAGGGGCAGGAGAGTGAGGGAAGAAGTTCTTAATAGCTGCCATAACGTCTGAAGCAGCAGATTTAACTTTATGGATTGCACCACGGATACCTCCAGCTAAAGCACTAACAATAGCTTCACCAGCACTAGCAATTCCAAATGTAGCATTAAATGCTGTTTTAGCTGCTTCCATTACTACACCAGCAGCGGTTGAAGCAAGACCTGATGATCCACTAATACCGCCAGAGAATGTAGAACTTACGTTTCTACCTGTGCCAGACAAAGCTCCAACTCCAGAACCAGCACCAGCATTAGCTTGGCTAGTCAATCCAGAACCGACATTATATGATTGTCCATTAAGAGAGAAGATACCTTTGGTATAAGTACCACCTAATGTTTGAGCTACTGCATATAAGTCTTGAGCTGAAGCACCTGATTGAGCCATTTGTGTTAACAAGTTACCAGCTTGGTTGGCACCGATTTGTCCACTTTGGACACCTGTTACAAAGCTGCCAGCAGCAAGAACACCACCATCTCCCATATAAGGAGCCATGATATCTACACCACTACGAGCAGAACTAACCAATCCTTGACCTGCCAAGTTATATTGACTTGTAACATCGGCGCTAGTTAAACCATTAACAGCAGATGTGGCTAATCCGTTAACTGCAGCTTGCAAATTGCTAGTGTCAACTGATTGAATGGTTGAAGCCTCAGTAAATGCATCTCCAATAGCCTGCATAACTCTACGAAGTAATTGAGCGTTGGCTACAGCATTCTCATCGATTTCTCTACGACCAATAGTATCGGCAGTGTCAACCATTTTATTGACACCGTCTTTAATAGTATCAAGATTACTATTACCCGCTTGGTAAACTGCCACATCAGCAGTACCAATCTCTTCAAGAGCAGAACCAGCCTTCTTCATAGCATCTGCGGCAGTCTTAGTAGCAGACATTTTGTCTTTTATATTAGCCCAGTTCTTGAACCAAGATTCCCAGAACCCAGTTTCAACCATTTTAGCTAGCGCATTTTGAATTACTTTCATCGCTGACTTAGCACGAGCGATAGAACCGGTATCCATAGTTCCCAATGATATAAATGTAGGTCCTAATTCGGCAATAGCTTGAGCAGCTTTCTTGGCACCAGACATGGTTTCAGGTATAGCAACTAGCACACCAGGAGCAAGAGTTCCTACAGCACCAGCAACTAAGCCGAAGATGCCTAGAACACCTACCATTCCTTCGATAGCTTGAGTAATAGCTGAAAGAGCGACACGAGCATTAGCGATTGAACCAGAGTCCATAGCGCCAAGCTTGATAAACTCATCGCCTACTATTTTGATCGAAGCAACAGTACCTACAAGAAGTAGAAGTACTTCAGCAGCACCGGCTAGCATCATTGGATTTATTGTAGCAACTCCTCCAGCAGCCAGTCCCAAAACACCAAGTACGGCAACCATGCCTGTGATAGCGAGAGAGATTGCGAATAATGCTTCTTTAGCTGTAGCTATCCCTGCAGGATCCAACCCACTAAATTGCATGAATTGGTCGCCTACTATTTTGAGTGACAATACAACACTTCCTAGTAGGGCAAGTGTTTCAATAATACCAGCAATATTAGCAAATTGGCTCATAACGACTGAAATACCAGCAAGAACTGTAGACATAACAGTTATAGTACCACCAACTGTGATTAAAGCAGTTTGAGCAATACTTAATTGTTCACTATTTAGACTAGAGAACTGAACTAATTGGTCGCCCACTACCTTAAGAGCAACAACTATAGTACCCATCATTCCGATAGTAGCAAGTAATGTAGGTAGATCTGTGTTCATGTAATTTTGAACAAGAGCACCTATATTCATTGCTAAGAACAACATACCTAATTGGTCAGCTATAGTTTTAACAGCATTAGTTGTAGTAGCTAGTCGTTTAGGGTCAATCTCAGCCAAATCATCTAACTGGTCAATTAAGAATAAAAGACCTGCAACAAATGTAGCAATACCTAGAGATTGAGCCCAGTTCATACCGCCAGTACCAATGCTAGCTTTAAATCCTTTAGGTAAAGATAAACTAGCACTAAATGACATAGCACCGATAGCAAGAGTCAATGAACGCATAATACGGTTCACAGTATCTACGCCTTTATCAATCTCATCAGTGTTTAATTTATTAATTTCTTCGAAGCTCTTAATAATAGCTTTAATAGCAAATGTAAATGATGCTATAGTAGCCGCAAGACTCCATTTAGTATTACCTGTAGAGAATTTTAGACCCATTTGTGGAAGACCAGAGAATATCTCTTTTTTGAAGACTTTGACTGAGCCTGTACTTCCACCAGTACCTAAAGTAAGTGTTGCACCCATTAGCATGATAGCATTTCGAATAGATGCAGCTATCCTTTGAATAACAACAGAAGCGCTGTCTATTTCAGCAGTTGACATCTGGTTGATAACAGCAAAACTATCAATAATGTTACGAATAGCTCTAGCTAATGAGAAGATTGTGCTGGCTGTACCGAAGCTAACATTACCCCATTGGATATCAGCCATACCTGTTTTAAAGAACGAGAACTTACCACTCATAAGAGCAACAGATCCTGCAATAACAGCAGCGATACCAGCTATTTTGAGTAGGCTATGATCGTACTCGCTCGTGTCCATTTCACCAAGAGGTTTCATGATATCGACACATGCTTTTAATACCTTACCAAGTGCATAGATAGTAGCAGCAGTACCAAGGTCAGCTTTAGACAAGCCTGATAACCATGTAGCACCAACTATTTCAGTAAGGACAGCACCCATAGCGATCACACCTTGTAAGATTTCACCCCAATCCATTGCAGCAAGCTCTTTGAACGGTTTAATGATTAACATCAGACTAGTGGCAACTGATATAAGCATTGTTGCTTTACCAATTTTCTTCATAAGTTGGTTAACTTCACCAAGTCCAAGAGCATCTACAACATTACCCATAATACCTTCAGAAGATGAACCTCCAAATTTCTTTTGAGCCATTTTGATTGTTGTATATGCACCTACTAAAATTGTTGCCATTGTAGCAAGAGCAGCAACTGCAGGAAGGAGTTTGTTAGTTGGTATTGTAGAAACCACAAATAACGCACCCGACATAAGAAGCAACGCGGTTGCAATTTCGCGAATAGACTTAGCTTTAATTTCTTTTTGGTAAGATTTAAGAACGCCACCTACTTCTGATAATACATCAGCAATACCATTAGGTATTCTACTGAATGAACGAATGGTGTCAGCTAAACTATCTGTAATTTTATTAAAGTTCTTAAGAAGTTTAATAAACGTTATCAACGTACCTGCTTCAAGCAGATTTGATAGAGCTTTACTTTTGGCAAAATCTGTAATCCATTTTGAAATATTACTAATTGTTTCACCAACAGCGTCGGCAAATTTACCAAGGGCACCACCAATAGCACCAAAAGTACCAGTAATACCCTCTCCGACATGTTTAAGAGTTGTACCTATACCAGTAAACACAGATTTAATAAACTCTGCTTTAGAAGAGAAGTCTAGGTTGTCAACAAACTCTTTAATCCAGCCGCTAACAGTTTGGATTGTAACTTTAAAAGTTATAGATTGAGCCTTAAATTGGGTAACTATATTCTTCCAACCATCATAGACATGTTTGTTAAGGAAGGTTCCTAGTTGACCCATTTTTGTTTTAAGGATATCTGATTCATCGCCAACACCTTTAAGGCCAGCAATAAAATCTTTAAAGTTAAAGAATCCTAATACTTTACCACCAAATGATTTGAATGTAGAAGTAAGAGCTTTAATAGGGCTCGCACTATTTGCAATAGCTTCAGCATTCATTTTGAATTTGGCTGTAGAATCCATTATTTTCTGTCCTAATGCATCTACTCCACGACCTAATCGTTCAGATATAGGAATGTTTTCTTCCATGGCATCGGATACGCCACCTATTTCATCAGCGTATGCTGTAGAACCGAAGAGTAGTTCGCCAAATAAGTTGACACCAGAAGATAAGATACCTGAAGCGAACCCTTTAATTCGGCCCATAATATCGTATACACGATTGGCTTCATCCCATACAGCTGAGAATACTGTAATTAATGCTTTAGCGGCACTTCCAACTAAAACTAATGGAGCTAATAAGGCTTCCCAATGGTTACCGATTGCTACAATAATTTTTATAGCTAATCCGCCTGCTACTTTAATTACATTAAACAGATCTCCTACGATTTCTTTAACTTTAAGCAATCCTCTACCTAAAGCTTGAGATACAGAATCTGTTCGAGCTAATTTACCAGTAGTTTTATCGATTGAACCATCAATACCAGTAAACCACTTAGTAAAGTTTAACAACTTATCGGTGAATAATCTACCGTCAAAGATATTTCGGATTTTCTGAGCAAGAATATACATACGCTCCATAGGACTAAAGTTGTCATATGAAGTACGCATTTCATCAAACGCTTTGTAGACATCATCTTGTTTAGATTTAAGTAATTCCCAACCTTTGGTAATTCTACTTATAATTTCGTATGATAAATGATATTCTTGATTTAGCAACTGCGCACCGTGAGCAGTATCTACCAAAGTACCTTTGATTTTAGTAGCATCTGTAATGATCTTACCAAATAACTTAGTAATCACACCACCATGTTGCATGTTTAAAAGTGAATCACCAAACTCTTTAAACGCTTCGGTTAATGAATGAGTTTGTCCATATACGTCGTGGAATACTCGATATGATGAACCTAACTCATTTTGAAAAGCTATAAATTTTTGAGAGAATGTCTCTATAGGTCTTCCTGCTTCATCTACAGTTTTACCTAGACCCAATAGGCGTTTGACTGTATTACCAAAGAACCCAGTAATGTGAGCGCCTAATTGAACGAAGACAGTCCCTACTGATGTAGCTTTTTCTATTATTGCACCAAATAAAGTAGCAAAGAAGTCCCAGAAGTCACGAGCATTATCTCGTACAGCTTGGAACATTTGCCCTATAGGAGATGCGTTAACATAGTTCTTTAATACAGTGTTAAGGCCATCGTACATAACGTTGAATAGTCGGGCAAAAACGGATATTAAATCAATACCCATTTGGATCAGGTTGTTTGGAATAAGTAAATCTAATACTTTACCTAATGCACCAACAAGACCTATACCTATTTTGACTATACGCCAGAATGCGGTAAATATCTGATTTAATGATTCTACACTAATCTCAGATCCTGTAATCTTTTCTTTAAGTCGGTCGAATAAATGGATAATACCTTCTGCTATTTTATTTTGGATGCCATCTCCGAACACATTCTTAAAACTATTTGTAAAACTATTAAAGACAAGTGTAAGTTTTTCCCAACCAGCTTTAATAGTCTCAATGACATGCAAACGTCCTTCAAGTTGATTGAACGATGCAGCCACCTCAGTCATAGCGTTCGGAATAAATGAGACAATGTTTTGCATTATCTCACCAACTGGTGTCCAAATAGCAACGGCTTCATCACCTTTACCAACCATTTCAACCCAGAATTTAGACCAAGCGTCAGATACAGCTTCTTCAGTTGATTCCAAAGCTTCTTTAAATGTATATAAAGATGCTGCCTGTTTCACCATTTCTGGATTATTGGCAAATTCGTGCAAAGCAGACATCATAACATCGTTGGTAAACCATTTACCTTCGGTTAAGCGTTCATTAAACAAATAGTTAACTGCTTGGTCGTTAAGTTCACCATATTTATCAATTGCGGCTTGAATTTCACCAGTAACGTCACCTTGTGCTACAGCAGTGTCAATGATAGTATCCTTGAACTTCTTGGTAGCCATATTCGCATTTTGAATTTGGCGCCAGTTTTGTAAGTTCATGTAACCCATTTGCAAAGCTTGTTCAACAGAGGTTTCAAGCGTACGGTTGAAATCAGCAGTAGAGGCTGACGCAGAAGCAGCCAAGTTACCCCAACCCTTCAAGGCTGTAGCAGATTCGTCTAGTCCGATACCAGCATTTACGAATTGGGCTGTAGCAGCATTCATCTCTTGTGATGAATAACGGGTTGTCTTGGCATATTGTTCCAAATCACGCATTACTGCTGTAATATGGTCGGTTTCACTTTCACCCAATGCACTTACCAAGATACGAGTTGAGTCAAGTTCTCGTTCATATTCTTGATAACCATCAATAATAGGTCGAAGTGTCCAATTATTAATAATTGATGCTGCAGTAGAAATAGCTTTAGAAGCAATATTACCTAAGGCAACAGAGGCAGCACCTTCAAGAATAGAAAATTTGTTTCCAATATTTGAAGTAGCTTCACCAATATGTTCTACGCCTCTAGCAGCATCATTGGAGCCAGATATAATCGCTTGGAAATTCCCATTTTGATTTATCTGAGATAAACCTATTGCTGCTTCTCCCGAGCTCTTACCTAAGTTAGTAATATGCTCTTTTAGAGTAGAAATAATAGGAATATGATCCGTTAGTTTAGAAAAAGAAGAAGACATGCCGGATACGGAAGACTTAATGTTTTCAAATGCTGTAGTTTTAATTCCATTTAATTTAGAAGTAAAACTATCAACATCAGACATTGCCTTCCGTAGTCCAGTAGCCAAATCTTTCTTGTCTAATTCTAACTGAATAATTTTCTTTTCAATTACTTCAGACGCCATTATTTACCTCCTATCTTACTACTAAGTTCTTTAGCAGTTTTTTCTACAATAGGGGTTATGAAATCATTTGGAGGAACATATCCACCATTACGAGTTCCGTGCCCTTGTTTTATTAACACAACAAGAGGTGTGCCATCTGAAACAGTATTTGAATTACTATAAATAAGGTCTAACTTATCACTAGCTTCTGTAATATCCATAGTCCACGAATTAGCAGTTTTACCACTTCGGACTGGAGTATCATCGACTAATTGTTGTAGACCCGCCTTACCAACTGACTCAAATGTTGGCTTAAGCTTTGCAGAAGAATACTTATCTAAAATACTCATCAACCCTTTCGTCTTACCTCCTTTGGAAACGACGTTGATTTTCATTTATTCTCCTTCTTCATTTTGATTTTCCATAGCGGCTAAACGCTTCTGGTTAATTTCATGTTGTCGACGTAATATTTCAGCTTCAGACATCTGTTTACGTGGTTTATTAAACTCACTAATTACTGAAACTAGTATAAGTAATCTATTAACATTCCATTTATCGCATTCAAATGGTATTCCGGCATTTGCCATCCAAGCATAGATTACTTCACTAGTCATAATCGTTCTCGAGTTGCGATTATTATCGTCGCTACTTGATATTACAGTGGCTGTAGGATTAGTATCAGCCATATATTCTGTAATTTCAGTAATATTTTCAGGTGTTAGCATATTTGGGTTAAAATCGTCATCTAGGTTCATCATACAAATATAATCTATCAGCTGCTCAGGAGTAATAGCTTTATTTGACAGGAACGGTTTACGATATTTAGCTTCCCATACAGAAATAGCGGCTAAAGAATGTTCGAAATGAAAAACTTTTTCCTTACTACGAACTTTAACGAATTTATTAGTTTCTTCATCAAACATTTCGTTTGGTTCGTACGGAATAATTTCCAACATACCACTACCTCCTTAAATACTATGATTTACGATTTTGATTTTTTCCTCGATTATTGCGACGTTGTGCACGATTGCCTTTAGATGCACCAATAGCTTTCAAGTTAGTTGTTGATTTACCTTCCGCAATAATAGATTGCCAGAATTTTTGTGCGAAATCTTCTTCGCTTAGGAATTTAATAAACAACTCGCCATAAGCTTCAGACGCGATAAATGCATCACGGAAGTCTTTAGTTTTAACAAATAGTCCTTCTGGAGTACGTTGTCCAACAGCATCGTGAATGATTGATTCGAACAAGTTAAGAATTTTATCTGGATCGTTACTGTCTAGAATATTGCGAACATGTGTTTCCCAATCAACTTCACCAGCACGAGACAAGATACGAATAATTTCAGCTTTATTCAAATGGAAGTAAAAGTCTTTTTCTACTTCGTTACCTTCAATAACATCATAGAATTTAATATGTTGTTTAATCATTTTGATTTCTCCTTTATAAAAAACAAAAACCTACAAACCCATAAAGTGCTGCTTATGATCCTTATTGCAGTTCCACACCCCTATCCCACTTTATAGAAAATTATTAATTAGCCGCCAACTCCGCCAAGAATACTAATTACTTCTTGTGGAAGTGGAAGAGCAGGATCGACAGTGTCAGTACCGTAAAGTTTAGTTTCAAGTTGTCTAAGCTTAGCAGCATCTGCAGTCAATGAAGAAATTACCAAATGAGCAGATGGTTTAGCACCAGGTACATCAATAGGTAAAGTAGAGAAGTCCCATGAAAGTTCAAGAGCTTCTGGTGAGTCGTTTACTGTTTGGTAATCTTGAGAAGACACACCTGCAGTTGCGTTGTACACCAAGTGGATTTCATAACCATGGTCAGTACCTTTAGTATCGTTACCAATAAGAGTACGATAAGCTAGACCAAATGGTGTACGTTGTTGACCTGTAACACGAAGGCCTTTAACCGCACCAGCACTATCACCACTAGAAGCTAGAACTGATGCAGATCCGTCACATTGTTCCCATTCTTTAGGGTAAGTATATGCAGTAATAGATCCTTTAAAGTTTTCTTTAGCTACAAGGTTAAGGTAAAGGTTGTTGTTAGCATAGATTGCAGTAGCGTCACCACCATCTGGAGATTCAGAGATTTGAGTAACACCATTCCAACCAACACCAACTCCATAAGCGCCACTAGTTGTGTCTTGTGGGAAAAGAACTACACGGTCAACACCTGTGCGATATAGACGTTCAGAAGTTTTATCCCAAACAATTTGTTTTCCAGCCATAATAAATATTCTCCTTTTATATAAAAATAAATATATTAAAAATACACACGATAATATTCATGATAAACGCCATCGATTTTTGAATTATTATTATGTCTACAATATTTAAACGCTGCGAACATTTGATCCTCTATCGAGAAAGGTTTTCTAGACATATAGGTTATCGTGTACGAGTGTTTAGTATTATATACAATATTATTCGAGTATGTAGCATCTGTATAATTATCAGCGACAACAATACAAGGATACGTAATACTATCATGATCTCCGGGTTGATAATAAACATTAGGTGTAATATCTTTTAACAAATTAATAAAATCACTAAGACTTCCAGCCATATATTACCCCGTATAAATCTCTAATTCTTCTTCTTTCATTTTAGCAATATCACCAAGAACCGAAGACATCCTAGGTGGATACGGGTCTGAAGATGATACTTCATACAAGTCTCCATTATACGATATATAGCTAATCCTTTTTGCAGTATCAGGATTACAATTCGATATTACATAGGACATCTTAGTTTTGGATGATGATTGTAAATTTACAGAAGAACTATCGGTAAGAGTAACAAGCAAATTAGACATTGTAGCTCTTACCTTTTCTTTTTTAATATACGCATATTCATAGACGCCTGGGTATGTTTCCACAGGTTTCTTAGTTCGTATATAAACATTAATGATAGTTCTCATTTAATTTACCCATTTTGAAATTCAGGAATTATTTTCCTTTTGATTCTGATCCAGCAGTGTGGCTAGTATCTGAACCGTCGCTTCCAGTTCCAGGGACAGTTACGCCTGGTTTACTGGCTGCAGCTTTTTTAGAACCTGTATCTGTTGAAGCATATTTAGAACCTGGTGTAGTTCCACCTTTTGCACTATCTACAGTGAATTGAGGCGTATCTTTAAGTCCTGTTGTTGTGAATTTAAGAGCTTGTTCACCAGCAGTGTTTTCAGCTTTATCAGTAACTTTAACAACGATAAATGATTTAGGTGTTTGAATAGCGCCTGAAATACGTACTTCAGTAAGATATTTTTGTTGGTTAAAGTCGATATCGAATTGTTCGAATGTTGCAACTTGACCACCTTTAGAAGTACCAAATACGTAGTCAGCTAGGTTACCGATTACGAGTGTACCTTGAGGAAGTGGGTAGTAGTCAACAACTTCTGTACATCCGAAGTAAGCGGCGATTTGGTCATTTGTAGGAATACGGTTAGCATCTGCAGAACCACCATACAAGTAGCTACCTCCAGCAGTTTTCAATGTTTTAAGTTTAGCAAGGTCGAATGGGTTGATGAACAATGATGGTGAACCAGAACCTTGGTATACAGGAAGGGTTGTTTGAACATCGTCTACAACAGATTTCCAGTTAGCCGAAGTAACTTTAATTGTGTAGAGATCGTCATCAGTAATGATTGGACGAACGTGTTCTGGATCGATGTGCTCAGGGTTCTTGTGACCATCGACAATAGCATCACGTCCATCTCCAAGGAATGCTGCACGAACAAGTTCTTCTTGCAATTTAGCACGTTGTGTAGCTTTCTTGAATTGGATAATATCAATACCGTTTTCTTCGATATCAATGATATCATCACGGTCCATACGAGTTTTACGGATTACAGTGTGTGGAGTTGTTTCACGGTAGAATACTCGTTCAATTGATTCCATTTTTTGGTTACCTTTAATGTAACCGCGTGCACGAGCTTCATCTTCAGTGATGTCAGCGTAAATGTTTTTAATACGAGACATTGGTGATTTGCTGAAGGCAGCAAGCATTTTCTCTACGTTACGTCCAACTGGGTTGTAAACTTGAATACCTTTTTGTAGTTTAGTTTCAGGGAACAATACATCAATATTTTCAATACCGTGTTTAATTGTAATACCTTCGTCTGATCCAAGTCCATTGTCAATAAGGACGCCTGCAAGTGATGATGCACGAGTATCGATTGCAGTTTGAATAAGTGT